CCTTGGCGTATTTTTTCAATGGGTTAAGGAAATAATCACGGTTTCCCCTCAGGGCTTCCTCATTGGTCTGCTTGCCCTTGGCTAGTATGTCTTCACCTTTTTTAAAGTAAGTTCTAAGCCAATCATTTAAAACGCACATTTCTTGATAATAGGCGTTATAACTTAATAAATCAGGATATATTTCTCGGGCATATACTTTACACATCTGCGTTAACTGTTCTTGTGATGCAAAGGTTAGAAATTTAGCTTTTAAATGGAAATAACAACGATACGATAGATCGGTTAGCTCGTCAGTTAAAACTGCCGCCTTAGCCCGATATGGGTTTAATAGCTCTATTGTCTGGTTAAGGGTAGGGTGCTTTTCAAACTTATATGGTATAGCCCTGCAAACCTCTTTAACCTGCCAATCTTGAAAACCTGAATCTATAAGATCAGAAGCCCACAGTTTCAACGTAGTCTGGTTAGGCGACCTTTCAAAACGTAGGGCCATGTCTTTAAGGTAGTTTTCCGCTTCTGCCTTTTGAACATCTAAGCCCTTATGAGATTTCCGGAGCCTTTCATTACTTGGCGCATCTCCCCACATATTATTAAACTTAACCATTGAATTAATCATAAGGCTCCTTTTTTGTATGAACTTTATACCAGCCTTAAAAACTTTTAAATGGACAATGCAAAACTTATACGGCAAAAACGATATACCAGTCAGGAGGGTGAGCTTCCCGTTTGTCAAGTAGGTGGGACTGGTGCGAAGACTAAAAAAAGCTCTAGGCTAACTATTAACCTCAAGAGGCAGATAGTAAACCTAGGAAGAATCGGCTTCCAATTAGAATTACCCGATCGCTACTCCATATAGGAATAAAGTAGAAAGTACTCCCAACACAATGACAAGATGTCGGAACAGTTTAAGGCTGGCGATTGGGACGAGGAAAATAATACACAAGTAGTTTTATAATTTCTAAGAATAGGTTATAGAACAGTATTATAGGTCTTCTATTCCCTAAAAGGCAGGTTTGAAATGACAAAACTAAACTGGAATAAAGCAAAAAAATAACTTCACTTAATATCGATTATTCAACAGGAAAATTTTAAAGCTTGATTTATTTTTATAGCTATTCTATAAACACCTCAGGAATGAAATGAGATGAATGTCAAACTTCTAATGAAGTTCCTTAAGGGGTAAGTTAAATCCTTTTCTTATCCCTTCTAAATTACTCAAATAAATTTATTTCTAGTCATACTTAATTAATCTTGTAACCATAGCACTATGGAGAAGGTCACTTTTCAAGATTTAGTTAATAGATTGAAAGAGCTTGCTATTGAGCTTGAAAGAACGCCTACCCTTTTAGAGTTTGTAAATTCTGGAATTTCAAAAAGACAAATAACAAAACATAAATATTCCGAAATAGTAAAAGGCGCAGGGCTAGAAGCAAATAAACACTCCCAAACTACTGAGCCAATAGAGCCTACTGTTAGGCCTCCTAAAATTCTATTCTACGACATTGAGACCGCCCCTATTACATCTTACCATTGGGGTTTATTTGACCAGAATATAGGCCTTAATCAGGTCATAGAAGATTGGTTTATACTTTCATTTGCAGGAAGGTTTCAAGATGAAGAAGACTTTCATTACTTAGATCAAAGAAACGCTTCACCAATTCAGAACGATGAAGAGCTTTTAAAATGGGTGCATAAATTAATGTCAGGAGCAGACGTATTAGTAGGCCATAACTCAATTAAATTCGATTTTAAAAAGCTTAATGCAAGATTTATTAAACATGGGCTTGCTCCATTAAATCATTTTATTCAGGTTGATACTTTAAAGATTGCTAGAAAGCATTTTGCCTTTACCAGTAATAAGCTTAGTTATCTTGCCGAATATTTAAAATGCGATATTAAAAAATCAGAACATTCTAAATTTTCAGGCATGGCAATGTGGACGGAGTGTTTAAAAGGTAACAAAGAAGCCTTTGCTGAGATGGAAGACTACAACAAAATAGACGTAAAAGTTCTTGAGCAAGTCTACTATAAGCTTGCGCCATGGGAGCCTAGCGTTAATTATCAAGCTTTCTATTTTGGAACTATTTGCACCTGTAATGGGAAGAAGTTTTTTAAAGATGGTTTCAGGTACACTAGACAGGGCAAATTTCAGGTCTTTAGGTGCCATAATTGCTCTAAAACATTTACTGCTAAAGAAAACCTGATTGATAAAGATTTAAGAAAGCAATTCTTTAAATAGCGTTTTTGTCGGGTTTAAATTGATTTAAAAACTAGCTAATATTGATACCATAAAACTATGAAAAAGAAGTTTCCAAAAGCTATAACAATTTTAGGAAGAAAGATTAAAATCAAGCAAGGTGCTAATCTCGTTTATATGGGTCAGGCTTGCCTTGGTTTATGCAACTATGATGAAAAGGTAATTTACCTAGAAAAGAATCAATCAGATGAAATGAAGTACGACACTTTAGTTCATGAATGTACGCACTTTATGTTAGAGCTAACAGGAATTAGTCAGAAGCTAAATGATTCAGAGAATGAAATATTTTGCCAATTATTTACGGCCCTTTATTCTGATATAAAAAGGCAAATGTGACTTGCCAAGTCTTGTTTCTCAATACTCTTTACTACCCTTCGATTCAAGAATTAGAAAGATTAGAAAACATTCAAAAAGAAATTTCTGGCTGGAGAGCTGAATTGTTAAAAGACCAGCAAGCAAGAAAATATTCTATGGGTGAAATTTACTTATCAAAACAAAAATTTCATCAAGGAATTAGAGATAATTGGAAGATTTTTAAGGGATTTAAAGAAGATTTTATAAAAATACTAGAATACAAATCAGAATTATAGTAAAAATACCCTAAACCAAGTGGTATTAAATGATTTCTAAGTCTTTCCACGTAGCAAACCTAATTAAAAGAAAAAGAAAAGAATTAAATCTCAGTCAAGACGATCTTGCCAAAAGTCTACAATTTGGCCCTAGAGGCTATCAGATCATTAGCAATATAGAGAGAGGTATTCAGCAAATACCAGTTAAATACGCTGCTAAGCTTGCCGAGAAACTACAGGTCAGTAATGAAATGATAATCTTTGAATTATGCCAAGACTATAAAATGAATGTTGATAGAGAAGTAGCTGGTAAGTTACAAAATTCGTCACATAATGGTGAAATTTAACTAACAAAATTACATAAATTTTACACACAAGATATGACAAAAATACAGGGGTTATATGAACGATAAAGACAAAGAAGCGTTTAGGAAGTGCAGAGATATGTCTGAGTTCTATGCTAGTTGTGTAGCAGATCAAAAGACAGCGTTAGTACCAGAAGACGTTTGTGAGGGATTTGTTGCTGGATGGCAAGCCGCTTGCGAGTATAAGCAGAAAGAGATTGAAGAGTTAAAAAATGTCACTTATTGGACAGTAGAACAAGATGGAAAAGTGACTAGACACATATCTATTGCTGAGATTGAAAAGCTTCAAGATGAAAATGCCAAAATGAGAGAGTACCTAGAGTTTACTACCCATGCAGCTGAATATTTGTATAGGCCTGATGTAAAACTAAACAAAGGGATGACGCCAACATTTTACTTCACACTCACTTATGAAGGTGACCTTGAATTAATGGAAAATCTGGGTCTAAAAAGAAGGGAGGAGCCAATACACCCCTCCTCTTTAATTCTTCAACTATAACTTTAAGCCTTTCAGCTTTACTCATTAGGCCGTCTTCTTGGCTGCTTTTGCTTCTTCAGATAAAGTCATCTCTACAATGTTAGTAATGCCTACCAATTTAATTACACCAGAATCTTTGTAGTTGATATATAGAAGCTGTTCTTCTGGCTTGTAATATAAATCAAAAAGCTTCTGCTCTGCTGTAACGAAGTTTTCCATTTTATTATTCTGAAGCCTAACCGCCTGTGCAAACGTAACATTTTTCAGCTTAATCATTTTTTCCCCTTAGTTAAATAACTTGACTCTATTGTATTCGACTTTATAATTCTTCTATATAAATGCAATATCCTTGCACCAATGGCTAACGACTATTTCATTCTTATTTTTATACATATAGCTTAACAGGGCTTTACATACACCTAATCTTTTAAAAGCTTCCTTAGTGAAAACATAATGTAGCGTATAATCATTCCCAAAAACAGCAAAACCAAGAATAAAATCTGGGTCAGAATCAAGGCAAGCTATGTAAGGCATGAAAGAACCATTTTCGTATTTCTTTCTTATAATTAACTCCATGCCCTTGTGAAATACAGAATACTTTTCTCTATAGCCAGTTACATTGGAATAAGCTGATTTAATCCAAGAAGATAAAATGAAATTAGTGTCTTCTTCCTTAAACTCTCTAATGAGTATTTTCATTTAATTTCTCATTGTACTGCTTAAGTAACTCATCTTTATTAACTAGGTAAGAATTGCCTGCGCTAACCATAGTAGAAGGTATTATCTCATGGGTCGGATACCACTCACTTAGCTTAATGCCGTAATCACGCTCATATTGAGGGGTAACTAAAATGGCGTTATGCTCATCATGTAGTTTATGAAATTTCATTTTTGTAATTCTTTTGTTAATTGCTTGGCTTCTTCAATTAGTTTTTCCGTTTCTTCCTTTGAAACATCTACAGTTTCTATCCTGTCTTTCATATCAGTAACGTTTTTGGCTACAAATATAGTAAACTGAGCATTGTAAGCTCCTAGTAGATAATTGTAGTATGTGGTCCCAAGTATAGGCATCACTCTCAATTGTGCCTGAGTAGCTATGTATGGAGTAACATCTGTCACATCTACATTCGCTGTGATAGGGGTGTTGACCTTGAGATAGGTTTCTGTTATAAAGTAAATCATGGTGCAGGTATTTCAGTTGGTATGATGTCACCACCTTCAATAGGAGGTAAAGATGCAAGTGCTCTCACTTCATTAGGAGTCATTGCATTAAGTACTTTTGTAGCTACCAATGGACTTAGTGAGTTGATAGCATCAGCTGTTTTAGATGCGTCACCTTCAATCTCTACAATTGTCTCATTGATTATTTGGAAGTTGTTGATAGTGTATGTACCTGGTATCTTAGCAATCTCTAAAAGCTCATTGATAATCTCTTCTACTTGTGCTCTTAATGGCATGACTACATTCTTTTCAAATACCACATAGGCTTGCTTGATGTCAGCTCCACCACCTAATGCACCAGTAGTACGAACACCCATAAGGATAGGATCAATTGTGTGAGCAAAACAAATCTGTTCAGTGTTCAAAGCTGATGCCTCATGAAAGAGTTTATCATTGCCATTTGTTGGTAAAGATTCAATCTTAGGTAGTTGGTCCGCTGAGTTAGCAAAGAATGCTACAGCTTTCCCAGCATTAGCTGCACCTTTTAACCTATCAATAGTAGCCTTAATCATTGACTTCTCCTCTTCTGACTGTGGTCTCTTAGGAAACATCATAGCAAAGGAAGGGAACACACTATTTTGAATGTTACTTTTTGCGAAGTATGAAAGCTCACCACTAAGGAATGCAAAGTTAAGAGCTGAGGTGTACTGTGGTAGTGAGTAATATTCTTGACCTAATGTCATTACTTCATAAACATACAACTGCTCAGATTCTGTGTTGCTTGGATGGTATTTCTTGATTTGAGTTACATCAATGCGAGCTGACCAATCATCACATAAAAAATATGTTTGCTTATCTCTAGCAACTCTGACCTTCTCAGGTGACACATTGTAGATTTTATATAGCTCTCTTTTTTTATTGTAGCACAGCTTGAAGTATACTCTGTGATGTACTATCAACTGCTGTGAGATAGCTCTATCTACTTTGCCTAATTTAATTTTTTTCTCAAAGGTGTATAGCTTGAGCTTGTCTTCATTGGTCATTCCTTCATTTTTCAATGTATAACCACCACCAACAACTGAGTTGGTCTTAAAGTCAACTATTGCACCATGTAAAGGTGATGTATAGTACAGCTGATTAAGTAGCTCAGGGAAAAGATTATCCTGGCCAAATGGAATATAGCCAGCCACCTGGTATCTACCATTGACATAAGGTAGTGATAAGTTAGCACCACCTACTTTACCAAATGGAGTACTGAAAGACTGATAGCCTTCTACTACTTCTGGTCCTTTGTTGTTGTTTATAAATCTACTATACCAAGCCATTAGTCATAAATTGAGTTAGTTTGTGCTCCAGCCACTACCATTCTACCCTCTTCTATCATTGTCAATCCAGTTGGATCTAATGTAGGAGTAGAGCTTTCATAAACCTTGTATCTGTACTGACCTTTTATAAAGTCAATATCTAAGGGATCAGTAATGGTGAATAGATTAAATCTTGAGGGCCACAATGAAGTGTCAGCACCTTGCCAGTAAATAGGGTTGGGTGTTGTGTTAAACTCATCTTCAAACTCAAACAAGTAGTAAGCATTTGATAGTGTAGTGACTTCTGTTAAAGTCAGTACAAAGCTATTGGTTGAGTCTTTCTCAAGATATATCATACCTATATTGTACTTAGTAAAAATTTTAATTAAAAAAAAGCCTTACATTTCTGCAAGGCCTCTTTATCTATGGAAGAAAGCTAGATTATGGAGCTGGAGTTAACAAAGCAGTCACTACTGACTCTTCAATTTGGTAAGCTAAAAATTCATTCTCTGCAAGCAAAGTGATTGAATACTTAGAACCATCAGCACGAGCTGTACCAGAACCTTCACCAGTAGCAGTCAACTGCAAGTAAGGGAAGAACCAGTATAAGCCATTAGCATCTTGTACAATACCACTTAAGTACTG